GGGGGCAGCATATACTCGGCACTGGCGCTTTGAGATGTTGTACCGTACAATGTTACGGGGATGATCGGGGCTAAGATTATGAGTTCACTACGCAACCAATATACGCGCATCACCAACCAGCGAGGCAACTTTGCGACCCGGGACGTTACAGTCGACGGGCAACAGGGTTCCGCCAACAACATGAACGTTAATGGTGCTGGGACACCGGTACAGTTCTGGTATCAACCGGCGCCGACGGACCTGTTCCGTATCGACGTCGTCCATCTGTCCATTGCAGACAACGGTGCCCCAGGGTTCGACCAGTATGGCAGTGTCCCGGGTCCGCTGCCAAACGGCGTTCGGTTCTTCGTCGACAGGGGCGGCGTAGTGCAGTACCTAGACCGCATCTACAAAACTAACACCGATGTCATCACGGTGGCGACCGGGGTCGAGATTCACACCATGGCGGTCAACACCAGGATCGTCGAGTACCGGTCCGAGTTTGCCCAGTATGCCAGTGGGGTACTGATCTCCGGGGCGTCCAACGATCGGTTCGGCGTCGAGATCCGTGACGACCTTACGGCGTTACAGGTCCACAACTGTATGCTTTCCGGCGCCGTCTTCCGGGTAGGGAATTAATATGAACCGCGAAGGTTTCGAGCCAGCTAAGATCCTCACCGACGAAGAAACTCGTGCCATGCGGGACGGGTTGGAAAACTTAGTTGCCGAGATGGGGACCGCGCAGGACAAACGGGCGTACTCCAGATTTACTAATAAGGTCGGTCTTTCCCGCCAGGGCAACGAGGCAGAACTGAACGACCTCTACCGGACAAACTGGGTTGCCGGTAAAGTGGTAGACATCATCCCGAACGACATGACCCGTGAGTGGCGGTCGTTTAAGGGCGACCTGGACCCCGAGATTATTAAAGATCTTGAGGACGAAGAAAACCGCCTACAGTTGGCGACCCATTTTAACCAAGCGCACAAGTGGGCTCGTCTGTATGGTGTAGGGTTCGTGGTGTTGGGTGTCGATGACGGGCAAGACGTCAGTATGCCCTTGGACATCAAACGGATTCGCCCTGGTGGGTTACGCCACATTAAGTCGGTGGACCGAACCCGCCTGTTGCCGGCAGAACAAGTGCCGGTGGGTGACCCGCTCAACCCGGCGTTCGGTTTCCCGGCATACTACAGGTTCGCCGAAACGTCGACGCTGATCCACCATTCGCGGGTACTCCGGTTTAATGGGGTGATGCTTCCGTTCAACGAGTTCCGCCGCAATAACTACTGTGGGGACTCCGTTCTAGACCGCCTGTACGACGACATGATCAACCTGTCCACTGTGACCACCGGCGCCGCGAGCATGGTGTATGAAACCAACGTGGACATCGTTAAGGTCAAGGGGTTGATGGGGTTGTTGATGACGGCAGAGGGGGAGTCGTTGCTACGGAAACGGTTTACCCTGGCGGGGTTAATGAAGTCGTTCAACAACATGCTACTGCTCGACAGCGAAGAAGACTTCAATACCAAGACCAACACGTTCGGGGGGCTGCCCGACCTGTTAGACCGGTACATGCTACTGCTCGCCGCCGGTTCGGATATCCCGGCAACCCGTTTGCTCGGGGAGTCCGCCAGTGGGTTCAACGCCACCGGCGAGGGGGACATGAAGAACTACTACGACATGGTGTCGTCCGCGCAACAGACCGTTTATAAACCCCTGTTGGATTACTTCGATCGCGTGATGGCGGCGGGTCTTGGGATCGACCCCGACGCCGACATGGAGTACGAGTTTAACCCGCTGTTCCAAATGACACAAAAGGAAACTTCGGACATCCAATTCCAGAACGCGCAACGGGATCAAATTTACCTGACCAACGGCGTGATTACGGAAACCATTGTGGCGCAGGAACTAATGCAGGATGGCGTATATTCGAACGTAACCGAGGACTACATCGAGGAACTTGAAAATGCCGTCGAACTCGCTAACGAGGCAGCAGAGGATCTTGCTTTCCAACAGGCGGCTCAGGGCGGAGGGGAAGAAGGCAATCCCGTTGAAGGCACCGAGGAAACGGGAGGAACTACAGTATAGCCGAGCCCTGGTTGCCCTACAGAACTACGTGAACCAGGAAGCCCTGGCGATCCTGGAGCCGGTGTTGCGACTGTGGGAACCGGCCTACGTGGCGGACGCCGAAACGTATGTCACCGCCTTGAACCGGGCGTTCGATGCCATTAACACTAAGTTAAAGGGACCGACCATGCAACGGGTTGTTGCCACCATCGCGTCCGACTTTGTTGGTGGGGTAACCAAGGCCAACCGACAAGCGTTTAACGAATTGGTGGGTCCGGTGCTCGGTGTTGATCTGGCGGGGGTTGTGCAACGCGAAG